GAGCGGTACTCCATAAGGGAGAGAGAGTCTTAACTGCAGAGGAAAACAAAAGCTATTCTTCCGGAAGAGATCTGACGGATTATGGCGCCATTAAAAAAATTGTCAGAAGCGAACTGAGCAATATTGTAATCGAATTAAACGACAGGGAAATGGGGCGTGCATATTCACGATATGCTGCTGAGAGGGGGTAAAATGTGGAATTATATTATTTAAACAGCGAAGGGGAAAAATTGGATTTCACAAAGCCTCCGTATGTTCCCAGAGACATATCAGAGTTGTTGGATTATGAATGGGGCTATGAGTCAGAAGGCGATGGTATAACTGGTTTCACGAAAGAAATGGCAGAGTTATCCATTGTCCTTAATGTGTTCGCCGATGACGAAGAGACTTACCTAAAAGCATGTGATCGGCTTTTTACTATAACAGAGAAGGATGTTATTAAAAATGCAAAAGGGCGGCTCTATTATAATGGTCAGTATGTATTGTGTAACTTGATAGGAAGTACGAAAAAAGACTGGTGTATGGGTGTTAGTTTCCATCTGTGCTATATGCGCTTGATTACAGACCGCCCGGTTTGGATTAAGGAACGAAAGTATGAGTTTGTAAAGTCCATAGATGGGAAAGCAAATGCTCCATATCTCGATTATCCACATGACTATCCGTATGATTATATGGGTGATGTAAAAGGAACTGGAAATATTATCAATGACGGTCTACAAGCGTGTGATTTTAAGTGGATTATATATGGTCCGTGTACCAACCCTCGAATCATGATCGGCGGGAATTCCTATGAAGTAAAAACGGTAGTGTCTGACAGGGAATATATGACAATAGATTCCAGGGAAAACACGGTTGTAAGAACGAGGTTGAATGGTTTTAAGGTGAATGAGTTCAATAACCGGCAGAAAGAACCATCTATATTTACAAGGATTCCAGTAGGAAACAGTAATATTACATGGGACGGTAACTTTGGACACGACTTGATCTTGTTTATGGAACGTAGCGAACCCGAAAGAGGTGATATGGCGTGATTGTAGCAAATGAAAAAGGCTGCGAGTTGGGTGTGTTGAAAAATTACAAGGAAGTAGAGTTTTCTGTCGGTGCCGAAAATGACTTTGTAATCACTCTGAAATCACAGGCAGTAAATAAAGAATTTTTGTGGTATGAGTCCCAGGTGTTTATTCCTGGGACAGAATTTGGAGGCATTGTAAAAGACATTATCAGTCTTACCAAATCGAAAACTGTAAAGTTTATGGGAGATACTTGGCGAGGAATGTTAAGTAAAAAAATCATATCTCCACCATCCGGACAAGATTATTTGACCGTCAGTGGAGAATTGAATGAAGTCTTAAGAAAGATGTTAAAAGAGCACTTTGGGGATTGGTTTGTAGTGCCGGAAGAGAGTACAGAGGTTACGGTAAATTACCAGTTTAATAGGTATGTAACTCTGTTGGAGGGCTTAACCTCATTATTGGAATCCGTTAATTACAAACTCAGCATTAAGTACATTCAAGGCGCTCCGGGAGAAGCAGGATACGTGGAAGTATCTGCAGTACCGATAAACAACTATTCTGAAGAGGAAGAGTATAGTCAAGACTGTAATATCAAAATGACTGTACGCGATTACCGACGAGGGATAAACCATTTGATATGCCTTGGCGAAGGCGAGCTGAAAGATCGTATTCGAATCGACTTGTATATCCAAAAAGATGGAAGTATCGGCAAGACACAATATTATAAAGGAATTGAAGAAAGAACGGACGTGTACGACTACTCGTCTGCGGATGTTGTCGATCTTGAAGAGGGTGGCAAGAAGCGCCTGAAAGAACTGGCGGACTATAAAGAGTTTGATATGGATATCGAAAAAGCAGATCTAGAGCTTAGCGATATTGTATCAGGAAGAGACCATATAACCGGTCTTTATGTTGTGAAACCAGTTATACAAAAAATTTTAAAAATCGGTACAGGGAAAGAACGTATTGATTATAAACTGAAAGGAGATTAAAAGATGGAGATAGTAACAGGCCATAGAGGCACTCCACATGTAACACCATATAAAGTTCGTGATTTCAATATTGGAATAGTTGGTGCTGAAGATTATGTTATGAATGGTGGAAGTGAATTAGAGGCTCAGCTGGTGAGTAATAACCGGATAGACATCAAAGATGGTAGTATCTGTATGCAGGGTACGCATGCGGTCATACCTAAAAATATAAATGATGAATTAACTATCGAAAACGGAATGCAAGGAGAAAAGAGAATAGACCTTATTGTAGCACGCTATGAAAAAGTAGCTGATAGTGGAGTGGAAAGCGTGAATACAGTTGTGCTGCAAGGAACTCCGAGCAAAGAATCACCGATAGTGCCGGGACATGTGGTTGGAGATATCCGAAATGGAGATTTGAAACATGAAATGCCACTATACGAGGTGGAACTTGATGGAATTAACGTTATAGAGGTTCGTCCGGTGTTTAAAAAAATTGTAAGTGCAGCGGAACAACAGAAAATGATTGAGTTACTAAATGGCAAAATAACAAATGGTGGTAAAGGTTATGTCCGTTTTCCTGATGGAACACAAATTTGCTACGGTACGCTTAGTAGTACGGGCTACACATCTGTTAATCACAATCTTTTTTTTGCAAAACCATTTATAGATACAGAATATGTCGTAATTCTGACCAAGGGTACAAACGGAAAGTTTATTACAGAGTTCGGCGAATATGATTCCTCCGGAAACAGAAATAGATCTGTAGATAAGTGTTCTGTGCATTATGATGCTACTACTGCGAATTACACAAAGACAATTAGCTGGGTGGCAATTGGTCGTTGGAAATGATTATTCGATTTCGCACACCATCATCCATTCTAACCCTATATTTTGAGGTGGATTTGTCATCAGAAATTGCACATCTGCATAAGCATTGGTCGTTGCTATATGTTTTTTTATTCCGCCGATTAAAAACAATCCACTTCCGGGATTAAAGCAATTAAGCGAAAAATCAAGGACTTTCTTGATTTTTGTAGTTATATTTACCGGAAATAAACCTAAGTTGGTTATCGTATTGTACACAAATGGAGGAAAGCTAGTTCCATTTACATTTTTGATTGTATAGTTTCCAAATAGTTTCACATATCTTTTATCGCCAAAAGATAAAATGGAATATTCGTAGTTATAACCATTGGTAGTTATACTTTTACTATCAACAACTTTTATACAATTGCCATTTAGTAAGTAAAAATGTAACTCGTCAACCAAGAGCCGATACAGGCTCTTATTTTAGTGCGACATCGCACAGAAAGGAGGGAAAAGATGGCGATCAAAACATCCACATTTTCCATAAACGGAAGCACATATACACTGGATAAGGTCTCTGGAACAAACAAGCTGAAAAAGCAGATACAGATGCCTACCAAAAGTAGTTTCAGTCAGCCGGATCATGCGTATGCGGCTTTATTAAAAATAATCGACGAAGCCGGAAATGTAACTTCCGTAGATAAAACACATCCTGTATACGGGGAACTGATGAAGATTCGAGTGAAAGAAAGAGTAGCGCCTACCATAAGCGTTGCAAAGCCATCCGCAGGAGCATATATCACAAGTCATTCTGTTCCAATAGAATTTACGGTGACAGATAACGATAGCGGCGTGAATCCGGATACGGTAAAAATGAATATCAACGGATCGGGAGCCACTCCAACAAGGACAGCGGTGACAGGAGGATATAAATATACATACACAGCTACATTGGATGATGGAGAACACAATATCGTGATTAACGCGCAGGACAATGATGGAAACGTGGCAGCACAGAAAAAAAGTAACCTTCAAAGTTGATACGGTTCCGCCGGAACTTTCTGTTTCGAATCCTCCAGAAGTTTTGGTGACAAATAAAAATCAGCTTTCGATAGCGGGAGAAACAAATGATGCCACAAGCGCACCGTGCAATATCAACGTAAAGCTAAATGGAGCAGACCAAGGGTCGGTCGCTGTTTCGGCAGACGGTACTTTCAGCAAGACAGTAACACTTGCAAAAGGAGCAAATACAATTGTAGTTAGATCGACGGACAGCGCAGGAAAATATACAGAAATCACGCGAACAGTAACTTATGACTCCGATGCCCCAGTCATATTATCTATTGAGGTAACACCAAATCCGGTATACGCAGGCGAGGAAATTACCGTAACCGTAGAGGCTACAGATTAGGAGGTTTCCTGTGATTTATATAGACCGCATTGAAATAAATCCGATTATTCCCAATACTGGCGAAGAAGCAGAAATAACCGTGATCTACCATGAAGAATACGAGGGAGCAAAACGATATCCAAATAAATACCCGTATCGATATGGAGAAAAGAAAGGAGATTAAAACTTATGAAAGAATTAATTTTTAACGACGCAAGGAGTCTGGAAGTGCAGTCCGTATCTGTAGCAGGAGAAGGCGTCATGCACATAAGGGCGATTCTTGTCACATCAGAGATATTAAAAGCGCATTTTATGGACAAATTTGCGAC